ATCATACACAATCTCAATCATAATGTTATGTGTAGGCATTAGAATACTAACAAAAGTAGAGGATTCAACAAATGGAAGAAGAAGAACTGTATAATCTATTTGAGGAAACTCTAAGAGATGATGAAGAAGATTATTTACCTAACGAAGAAATACCAACTTTATATGGAGATTGACATGGAAGATGAGTACGTGTATAACAAAGAGTGTGTTGACTGTGGAGACATGACTTGTGCAGAGGTATGTTTCTTTTATAAAGATGAAACTTATTGTGAGGATTGTTGTCCTCAAGGATATGGAGAATAGATATGAATGTACTAAGTTTATTTGATGGTTGTAGTGGTGGGCAAGTTGCCTTGCAAAAGCTAGGCATCCACGTAGACAACTACTATGCAAGTGAGATTGATAAGTATGCAATCCAAGTTACACAAGCTAACTTTCCTAACACTCGTCAGCTAGGAGATGTCACAGACCTAGACCCACATGAGATATCCTGTTGGGGTATAGACCTAATGATGGGTGGCTCACCTTGTCAGGGATTTTCATTTGCAGGACATCAGTTGAACTTTGATGACCCACGTAGTAAGTTGTTCTTCAACTTTGTTGATATACTAAAAGTGGTCAAGCCTAAGTATGTACTCTTAGAGAATGTACGTATGGCTAAGAAGTCACAAGATGTCATATCAGAGTACATGGGTTTTGAACCACAAGCTAGAAACTCTAAGTGGCTTAGTGGTCAGAATAGACACAGACTATATTGGTTTGGTAAACTATACTATGATGTTGAAGATGACTTTGAACACTATCCTAAGTACAAGCAGATGCCTATTGATGACATGATTGACAAGGGTATTACTATGCAAGACATACTAGAAGATGGCTATGCTACAGATGAGATGACTAGCCAAGATGGTAAGTCTCATTGTCTTACTGCTAGGTATAATGGTGCAGTATGGTGGAATAGTATTGAACGTAAGCAACGTACTATGGTACTGAAAGATAACCCTACCATGTCCAAAGATGGATTGATTAGGGTTGGTACTGCTGACCTCAAAGGGCATGACTCAATCAAGCGAGTGTATGCACAAGAAGGCAAAGCACCTACTCTTACTACCATGCAAGGTGGACACAGAGAACCAAAGGTTGCAGTATCAAAAGATATGTGGCGAAAGCTAACACCCTTAGAGTGTGAGAGATTGCAGACATTACCTGACAACTACACCAATCATGTATCCAATTCGCAGAGATACAAGATGATTGGTAATGGGTGGACAGTTGATGTGATTGCACATATACTCAAGGGCATACAGTTAGATGAATGGTTTGATATGTATAACAACACAGAGGAGAGAGTATAATGAATGTAGATAATTACTATAAACAACTTGAAGGTTTTAGAATAAAGAGTTACTTAGGAGAAAGTAAAGATGGCTTTCCACAGTTTCATCTAACCAAGCCTAGATACAAAGATGTCAAGGTTGAGGTAAGTGCAGATGGAGAAGGTAACTATGGTGGTGTATTGTTCCTAAGTGAAATGGAGACTGCGTAATGGCTTTTGACCAAATGAATATTAAAGATATGTTGTGTGATATGTATGACATTCAACGTCAAGTTAAGCAAGCTAAGTTACTTGATAAGCCAAAAGATAATGATGGAACTATCTTTACAATTAAAGATTGTTTTGACAATGTTATTGGTCAATTAGAACAAGAACTTGAACGTAGAGGACAGGAGATAAACTAATGTTATTGGAATCAATGATATGCCTAGCACTCAACGTGTACCATGAGGCTAAGAATCAAAGTTTCATAGGGCAAGTGGCAGTCGCACAAGTTGTGATGAATAGGGTAAAGGATACACGATACCCTAACACAGTATGTGACGTAGTTAAGCAAGGTGCAACATATAAATGGAAGCCTGACTTTCCTATCAAGAATAGATGTCAATTCAGTTGGTACTGTGATGGTAAGAGTGACAAGCCTAAAGAACATCAGGCGTGGAGAACTGCTATGCACATTGCTAATGGTGTATACAATGGACACTTAGATGACTTTGTTGAGGGTGCTACACACTACCATGCACACTATGTTAATCCTAGTTGGGCAGATACTAAGACGTATGTAACAAGAATAGATGACCACATATTTTATAGATGGGAGACTAAACATGAATAGATTTATTATAGAAAAAACACCACGTGAGATAGCATCATCTCTATGTGACCAACATGTAGTTAAGATGCCACTAGAAGAAGCACAGATGTTATGTACTACACTATGGCATCATGCACCTGACTACGCAGAGGAACATGGGTTGTACAAACCTGTACATCAAAAGCACCCTTGCACACTATGGGCAATGGAGAATAGGTTAAACTATATATGGGCATTTAGTTTGTATGACTGTATGTTGAGTGAGTACACTAGAAGATACAATAAAATACATGGTGCAATCAAACATTTTCTTCCCTTGTGGGAAGGTAAGAAGTTTGTACCTGATTGGAAGAACTTTATAACACCACACCCACAATGTTTTAGTGGACATGATGACTTGAAGACAGATGAGAACTTTCCTATTGAAGCATATAGAAAGTTTTATATAGTTGACAAGTCTAGATTTGCAAGGTATAAGTATACAAATAAACCACAATGGATGACAGGAGAAGTAGCATGAAAGAAAGGAGAATAAAATGTGGCATAGAATAATAGCACACTTCGAGGAGAAGTATGGAGAGAGTACAAAGTATGACTTAGATTATGGTAAGTTATTAATTATAGCATTATGTATTTATATAGCATTGGAGGTATAATATGGCGAAGAAAGTAAAAGAAATAAATAAGATAATAAACTTAACTAAGCATCAAGCAAGACAGATACTCAATATGCTTGAGGATTTACGTAGTATCAACGCTAACACAGATGAAAAAGTTCCACTAGATTATGAACAGATATGCAAGCTAGATGGAATGGAGTTTCAACTTGCTAGTATTGTTGGTGCTAAAGTTGAGTGCGAACATGGACACTATACAAGATGGAGTGGAGCATATGAGTACAAGTGAGTGGCAGTATAAGAGAACAAACTCTAAAGGAGAAGTAGTTCTTAGACGAGATACAAATGAAACAGTTGATTTTGTAGAAACCTACCTCATAAAAAATAAGATACCCTACATGGGTTCAGGCACGACTATGTTATACATAGAAAATAAAGCAGGTAAGGAATATGCCTACTACTGCACAACAGGTAGATGGTCAATCAAAAAAAGAGTATATGATAAACATTATCATAGTAATGGCATAGAAGATTTTGTCACTAATTACTTAAACAGATTTGCTGATGACCAAATAGCCAAACAAAAAGAATGGAAACTAAAAAATGCAGCAGATTAAAAGTCTAACAAATTTAGTAGACGATTACTATTTATCTAGTGATTTCAATATGTTAGCAGATAAAACTAAAGTAGATTATAAATACTTCTTAGGTGTTATGTTAGACACATCTGTAGACACCAAAAAATTGTCAACAACTAAATTGAAAAACTTGTCAGGTGCAAAGGCAAGACGAGCCTATGAAGTGTGGCTAAAACGTGGTATCTTTATGGCTAATCATATATGTTCTGTAGCAAGAAAACTATACTCATTTGCTATGGAGATGGGATACGCTGAGTCAAATCCTTTTGCTACATTCAGACGAAAGGCAACACAAACTAGGAAAGTTGTGTGGACAAAAGAACAAGTGTGTCAATTTCTTGACTATGCTTATAGTGATTTCAAGTACAGAAACATAGGATTAATTGTACAAATGGCATATGAATGGTGTCAGAGAGTAGGAGATATGAGAACATTAGAGTTTTCTAGCATAGATTTTGATAAAAGTGTGCTAAATTTGCAACAGTCAAAGAGAAGAAGTGTAGTACATCTGCCTATTTCTCTTGACTTATTAGAAATGCTTAAACAACAGAAGGAAGAGTATGGTTTTCAGTCTTATGTCGCACCTTACCCAACTGCGATTAGGGGGTCGTATGAGCCTTATTCTCTTCACAGGCTATCCAAAGTAGCTAGAAGGACAATGAAGCTCTGTGGACTACCCAATGAGCTACGAATAGCTGACTTACGTAGGACAGGTACTACTGAGATGGTAGAAGCAGGTGTGTCTATGGGTCAAATTATGTCTGTGACAGGTCATGCTAACCCCAATAGTGTGAAACCTTACATGAAAAATACATATGCTTCTGCTGAAAATGCATTGACAACTCGTGAAAAGTATGTTATAAGCACAGGGTACGTGCCGAACAACTAATACTATATATACATATAAGTGAGATATACAAATGAATATTTATAACTATGTAACTGATTTACAATTAAGTGTAGGAGAAAGTAAAAGACTTACTTGTCCTAATTGTAACGGATATAAAACCTTTACTGCTACTAACAATATGGGTAAGCTACTATGGAATTGTTATAAGTCTACTTGTAAAATATCAGGTTCGACACGTGTGCATTTATCTGTAGATGATATTCGTGATGCAATTACAGATGATGTCTTAGATTTTGATAAAGAAGAATTTATATTACCTGAGTACGTAGTGTCACATAATCACAGGAAAGAGGTTATGGACTTCTGTAAACTGTGGGGTTTAGATTGTGACAAATTGAATCTACACTACGATGTCAAGGACAAGCGAGTTGTATTTCCTGTCGAGCATAATGATATAATCGTTGATGCAGTTGGTAGGTCAGTAACAAAGTTATTGCCTAAATGGAAACGATATGGAAAAAGTAACTTGCCTTTTGTTCATGGATGTGGTAGGGTAGCAGTTGTTGTTGAGGATTGTGTTAGTGCATCTGTGGTAGGTAGTGATGTATTAGTTGGGGTAGCTGTGTTGGGTACGTCATTGGCAGAGTCTCATAAGAAGTATCTCTCACGATTCTCAACAGCAATCATAGCACTTGACCCTGATGCCTTGCCTAAGACATTGTCATTTGCAAAAGAACTAAGAGCCTACGTAAAGGATATAAAAATAATTAGATTGACAGATGACTTAAAATATCGTACACCTGTCGATATGGAAAACTTAATGACCTTAACCCCAAAGGAGTAACAACATGGAATTATCATTAATACGAAGTCTTATGGATAAAACATTCTACGATGACCACAGAGGTGCTAAATGCCCTGACAGGTTGTTCAGTAAGGATGTTCGTAAGATTAAACAAACTCTCGATAAAGCAATAGATATATACGAGAGGACAGTAACACCTGATGAGATAGAAGCATTATTCTTAGCTAACAATCCATCAATGACTACTGCACAGAAGCAGGGATACTCTGCTCTGTTTAATACAATCAAGAAGGAGCAACCACTTGGAAGTGACATCGCACAAGAAGTACTATCTAAATTGTTTCAGCAAGTTGTTGGCGAAGACATTGCCAATCTTGGCTTTGACTACGTTAATGGTGCTAAATCCTCTCTTGAACCCCTTAGAAATCTTCTTGAGTTGTATGGGGATGATTTTACACCTAACCTTAATATAGAATGGGATGACATCTCTATTGAGACATTGCTTGCTAAGAATGACCTAGAAGCTAGATGGACATTCAATATACCTAGTCTAACACGTAAGCTAGATGGTATCAATGCAGGTCACTTGATTGAGGTTGGTGCTAGACCTAACACAGGTAAGACATCCTTCCATGCATCCCTTATAGCTAGTCCAAATGGATTTGCACATCAAGGTGCTAAGTGTGTTATACTCTGTAATGAAGAAGGTTACCACAGAGTTGGTGCAAGATACTTGACGGCAGCCACAGGCATGACTGTACAAGAAGTCAAGAACAATCCTGCTCAAGCACAGACTAGATACAAACCTGTCTTTGATAATATCAAGATACGTGATGCATCTAATCGTGACATGGCATGGGTTGAGAGTGTGTGTAAGGCATACAAGCCTGACATTCTAGTATTAGACATGGGAGATAAGTTTGCTAGGACAGGTGGATTCTCTCGACCTGATGAAGCATTGAAGGCTAATGCAATACATGCTAGGCAGATTGCCAAGACGTATGAGTGTGCAGTCTTTTATATGTCTCAGTTATCTGCTGAAGCTGAAGGTAAGATTGTACTGAACCAAGCTATGATGGAAGGCTCACGTACAGGAAAAGCTGCAGAAGCAGACTTGATGGTATTGATAGCCAAGAACCCACAAGTAGAAGGACAAGACGAGGAAGATGTACAGAGACATCTTAATATTGTAAAGAATAAGTTATCAGGTTGGCATGGCACAGTTCATTGCGAACTTGACTACAAGACAGCGAGGTATACAGCATGAAGTTAACACTTGATGTAGAGAATACTGTTACACATAGAGGTGGTAAGTTACACCTTGACCCATTTGAAGCTGACAACAAACTTGTCATGGTGGGATGTTTGACAGACACAGGTAAGGAATACTTGTACAGAGATGACTTCACAGGTGTACAAGAACTACTAGACCAAGCTACAGTATTGATTGGACATAACATTGTTCACGACTTACTGTGGTTATGGGAATGTGGCTTCAAGTATGATGGCACAGTCTTTGACACCATGTTGGGTGAGTATATACTTCAACGTGGACAGAAAGAACCTTTGTCACTAGAAGCATGTGCTATAAGACATGACCTAGACACAAAGAAGCAAGACACTATGAAAGAGTATTTCAAAAACCATACATCTGTTGATGAGATACCACACGAAGAGTTATCAGATTATCTATCTGCTGACTTAAAAGCAACTCAACTGTTGAGTGATTCTATTTACAGAAGACTTAATACTACTGATAATTCTAGTCTTATGGAAACAGTATTGTTTACTAATCAGGTTGCCACAACCCTAGCTAAAATATATCAACGTGGGTTTACTGTTGACAAGGATGCTTTGGATTCAGTACGTGTACAGTTCGAGCAAGAGAAACAAGACATAGAGAAGAGACTAAACAAACAAGTCAAAGAGTTAATGGGTGATACACCTATCAATCTTAACAGTCCTGAACAGATGTCTTGGGTTATCTACAGTAGAAAGCCACTAGAAAAAGCACTATGGGCAAATAGCTTTACTCCTTATATGGACAATACAGACTATAAGCAAACTGTATCTACTAAATCAACTATAGTGTACAAGACTAAGGCAGAGCAATGTAATCCTTGTTCAGGCACAGGATACATTAGAAAGGTAAAGAAAGATGGAACTCCTTTTGCTAGACCTACCAAGTGTGATGCTTGTGATTCTGTTGGCTACTTATTTATACCTGATAAAATGGTAATAGGTGGGTTGAAGTTCAATGCTCCTAATGCTAAGTGGGTTAGTGCCAATGGGTTTAGTGTAAACAAGACTAACTTAGGCACACTATATACTATGGCTAAACATAAGAACATGACTAGTGCCATGAACTTCTTATCAGACTTACAGAGATTGTCTGCACTTGATACCTACTTGTCTTCCTTTGTTGAAGGTATACAGACTCACATAAAGCCTGATGGCAAGCTACATGTGAGACTGCTACAACATAGGACTGCTACAGGCAGGTTTAGTGGTGCTGACCCTAACATGCAGAATATGCCTAGAGGTGGTACATTCCCTGTCAAGAAAGTATTTGTGTCACGTTGGAAGGGTGGCAAGATACTTGAAGCAGACTTTGCACAGTTAGAGTTCAGAGCTGCTGCATTTTTATCACAAGACCAAACTGCTATGAAGGAGATTGAAGATGGATTTGATGTGCATAGTTATACTGCTCGTGTTATTAGTGATGCAGGTGAAAAGACATCTCGCCAAGAAGCGAAGGCACACACGTTTGCACCCTTGTATGGAGCAACAGGATTTGGGAGGACACCTTCTCAGGCAACATATTATAAGCACTTCACAGAAAAGTACAAGGGAATTGCACTATGGCACACCAAATTGGCTAAGGAAGTTATGACTACAGGTAAGATAAAGATACCTTCAGGTAGAGAGTTTGCATTTCCTGATGCTAAGAGATATGCAAATGGCAAGATAACTAACTTCACACAGGTTAAGAATTATCCTGTACAAAGTTTTGCTACTGCTGATATTGTTCCTCTTATACTTATGCACATAGACAGGCTACTAACCAATCTGAAGTCTTGTGTTGTGAATAGTGTACATGATTCAATAGTCATTGACATACATCCTGAAGAAGAGAAGCAGGTTTTATTCCTACTACATTCAGCCAATCAAGACTTACTAAACATCATAAATCAAAAATTTAATATTGATTTTAATGTGCCATTATTATTAGAAGCAAAAATAGGTAATAATTGGCTTGACACCAAAGACGTTATATGATATAACAATAAAACTTTAACAGAAAGGAAATTACATATGAGTGATTTAGTTACAATAGATACAAATAATTATGCTGCAATGGCAAAAGCTATGGGTATCGCAGGAGAAACTACAACTAGTGATAAGAAGTCAAACACCTTACCTAGATTGAAGATAAACCATTCACCTATAATGGGTGAAGCAGAAGTGCAAGGAAAGTCTATGAACGTAGAAGTCGTTCAAGGTGGTACATACAAGTTGGACATACCTGATGATAAGGCAGTCTACGCAACTTCTGCAACGATAAGACCTTTTATACAGAGATTTATGTATAAGAGATTTGTTAAGAATATGTCTGCAAAAGCAGGTGAGCCTATGGGTACTTATCATAAGACACTTATGGCAGACAATCTTAATATAGACTTGAAAGACAATCAGGGTGGGTTTAATTGTGGCAAACCATCAGGATATATACAAGACTTTAAATCATTACCTGAGAAGACACAAGAACTTATCAAGCAGATAAAACGTGTACGTGTTGTGTTTGGTATGGTTGATTTAGTCAATGCCACAAATGAGAAGGGTGAGCCTGTTGAAGTAGATAGTCAACCTTTTATATGGGAGATTGATAACAGAGATGCCTTCAAGATAATGGGCATACCTTTTACCAAGTTATCTCAGATGAAGAGACTTCCTGTTCAGCATAGTATCACAGTAGGTACTGAAGAAAGAAAGTTACCAAATGGTAATTGTTTTTATCTGCCTACTGCTAGTCTAGACATTAGTAATACTATTGAACTAGCTGATGCTGACCAAGAAACCTTTGCTAACTTTTTAGCTTGGGTAGAGAACTATAACAGTTACATCATTAACGAATGGGATGCTCAGGCAAATCAGAAGTATGATGATGAGGATAACTCTGTAGTTGGTGACTTCATTGATATAGAAGAAGAGGTAGCCTAATGCAACATCGTGGTGAATTGGCAATTAGTCAATACTTAGAAAATGCTTCTAAGGGTTTGACATCAATGAGTGATGAGACTATCAATCGTGTAGGCGAAGAAATAAAGGAGTCACTCAAACGTCAGTTTGCAGGTGGTAATAAACGAGATGGGTTTAGGTTACGTATGTCCAATATAGGTAGACCTTCATGTCAACTATGGTTTGAAAAGAATAGACCTGAGACTGCACTACCTAGACCCACTACGTTTGTTATGAACATGATGATTGGTGATATAGTTGAATCAGTATTCAAGGGATTACTTACAGAAGCCAATGTCGAGTACAAAGACAGTGACAATGTAGTACTTAAAATTGATGACGATAATACTATATCAGGCTCTTATGACTTAGTTGTTGATGGAGCAGTTGACGATATTAAGTCTGCATCTGATTGGTCTTATAAGTATAAGTTTGATTCTTATGAGTCGTTAGCTTCAGGTGATAGCTTTGGTTACGTAGGACAACTCGCAGGTTATGCGAAAGCATCAGGCTACAAAGCAGGTGGTTGGTGGGTTGTTAATAAAGCCAATGGTCAATTCAAATATGTTCCTGCTAACATAGATATGGATAAAGAACTTGATAAAGTTAAGCAGTCTATAAAGGCTGTAGAATCCAAAGACTTAGTACGATGTTTTGAACCTGAGCCTGAAACCTTTAGAGGTAAAGAAACAGGCAACATGGTTCTCAATAAGAATTGTACCTTCTGTTCTTATCGACAGTCTTGTTGGGAGACTCTACAAGAGTTGCCTGCACAGATGTCTCAGGCTAAAGAGCCTAAGATGGTACAGTATATAAGTCTCAAGAGTGCCTAAATGTCTCCTCATAAAGTAAGAAGAGAAGCTATAAAGTATGGGTATAGGAGTGGGTTAGAACATGCTATCTCACTCTATTTAAAAAAGTTGAAACATAAATATGATTATGAATCAATTAAGATAGAATGGGAAGATTTAGCTTATCGCACCTATACCCCTGACTTTATACTAAACAATGGCATAATAATAGAAACTAAAGGTAGGTTTTTAACTACAGACAGAAGAAAGCATCTGTGCATAAAGAAGCAACACCCTAAGCTAGATATTAGATTTGTATTTACAAACAGTCGAAGTAAGCTAAGCAAAGGTGCGAAATCTACATACGCAGAGTGGTGTATTAAACATGGCTTCAGATATTACGACAGAATAATACCTGAAGATTGGCTTAAAGAAAAAGGTAAAAACAGACACCTTAATTTTATTAAATTTGCAGGAAGTAAAGTGAGGAGAACCAAGTGAAAAATGTAATAAAGCAGATAAAAAATGAAGACTTTATAATAAACATACGACCTAGACTAGATAGCAAAAGAGATTGGACAGGAGAAGTAGACTTGTCAATCATTACATCTGTAGACAATCCTCTTACAGATGATGATTACTATGGAGTACTTTCTTTTTGTAAGGTAGTCTGCTCTTCAGTTCCTGTTATGGAAGAAGATGAGTATGTAAGAAAAAAGCTAGAAGATAAAGCTGATGCATTTGATGATGTAGCCTTTACACCTGAAAAGAAAAAAGCAAAAGTAGTTGACAAACATGACAATGTTGTGGTATTGTCTTTTGATGCAGACACTGATGGTAATGCATAATGTTGAGACATATGGAGTATATGAGAAAAATGGCAGAGAAAATGCAGAATAATGATAATGGAGTTAATTATTTAGGTGGTTCTCCCAAAGAGGATATGGTCAATCATCCTGTTCATTACAACAAAGCAGGTATTGAAACTATTGATGCTATTGGTGCAGCTACTAATGAAGGGTTTAAGTATTACTTACAGGGTAATATATTAAAGTATATATGGAGATACGAATATAAAAATGGTCTTGAAGACTTAGAAAAAGCACAATGGTATCTCAATAAACTTATAGAGGTGTACAATGATAAAAGTTAAAATCATGCTAACATTAGAAGTAGACCCTGAAGACTATCCCATACCTTCAGATGAGGATGTTACTGAAGACTTTGAAGATTATATGAATGAACTGTTTCACGATTTAGAAGGTGTTAAAGTTAAACACATGAAAGTATTAATGGAGTAAGAAATGCTAAATAACTATTTACCAACAGACTATCAAAACTTCATAGCATTGTCTCGCTATGCAAGGTGGAAAGAAGATGAACAACGAAGAGAGAATTGGGGAGAAACTGTAGACAGATACTTTGACTACATGACTAATCATCTGTCTAAGAATCATAACTATACTATTACTAAAGCCTTGAAAGAAAAGATGACATCACAGATAATGAATCTAGGTGTCATGCCAAGTATGAGAGCCTTGATGACAGCAGGACCTGCATTAGATAGGTGTCATGTTGGTGGTTACAACTGTAGCTACATACCTGTGGATAGTCCACGTTCATTTGATGAATGTATGTACATACTTATGTGTGGCACAGGTGTTGGCTTCTCTGTTGAACGTGAGAATGTAGATAAGCTACCCATAGTCAATGAGCACTTTGAGGACAGCACTACTATCATCACTGTCGGTGACAGCCGACCCGGTTGGGCAAAGTCCTTGAGAGAACTTATTGCTATGCTATATGTAGGGCAAGTGCCTACTTGGGATGTATCACAGGTCAGACCAGCAGGTGCAAGACTGAAGACATTTGGTGGTAGGGCATCAGGACCTGCACCACTAGAAGAACTATTCAGATTCTGTATAGAAAAGTTCAAGGGTGCTAAAGGCAGACGATTGTTTCCTATTGAGTGCCATGATATTATGTGCAAGATTGGTGAAGTTGTAGTTGTTGGTGGTGTACGTAGGTCTGCTCTTATATCATTGTCTAACTTAGGTGATGACCAAATGAGACATGCTAAGTCAGGTCAATGGTGGGAGAATGAAGGGCAACGAGCATTGGCTAATAACTCTGTAGCATTTAAAGGCAAGCCTGAGATGGGTACATTCATGCGAGAGTGGACATCCTTATATGAATCTAAGTCAGGTGAACGTGGCATCTTTAATAGACAAGCAGCTAAAGTTAAGGCATCTGAGAATGGTAGACGAGAAACTGACCACTACTTTGGTTGTAATCCATGTAGTGAGATTATACTTAGACCATATCAGTTCTGTAATCTTACAGAGGTAGTATGCAGAGTTACAGATGGTTTAGAATCTTTGAAAGAAAAGGTACGTGTAGCTACTATACTTGGTACATTCCAATCAACTCTTACTAATTTTAAATATTTACGTAAGGTATGGAAGGATAATACAGAGGAAGAAAGACTATTAGGAGTTTCCCTAACAGGTATTCTTGACTGCCCTATATGGACAGAAGAGATACTACAGATACTAAGAGATGTAGCAGTAGAAACTAACAAGAAGATGGCTAAAGATTTAGGCATACCACAGTCAACTGCTATAACTTGTGTCAAACCTAGTGGTACAGTTAGTCAATTAGTTGACAGTGCTTCAGGTATTCATGCTAGACATAATGACTATTACATCAGAACTGTACGTGGTGATAACAAAGACCCTATCACACAGTTTATGAAAGAAAGTGGCATACCAAGTGAGCCTGACGTTATGAAGCCTGACAGTACAACTGTGTTTAGCTTTCCTATGAAGTCACCTTCAGGTGCTACAACTAGGACAGATATGACAGCTATAGAACAGTTAGAGTATTGGCTCATGTTCCAAAGACATTGGTGTGAACACAAGCCTTCTGTTACTGTGTCTGTTAAGGAAGATGAGTGGATGGAAGTAGGAGCATGGGTATATAAAAACTTTGATGAAGTATCAGGTATATCATTCCTACCATTCAGTGACCATACATATGCTCAAGCACCTTATCAAGATATAGATGAAGCAAAATATTATGCACTATCGCATGAAATGCCTGAGTCTATTGATTGGTCTAAGTTAGCAGATTATGAGAAAGAAGATACAACTAGTGGTGGTAGAGAACTAGCTTGCACAGCAGATGCGTGTGAGATGGTTGACATACAGGCTAGTTAATGTTAGAAGGTAGTCAATTACTTTGGTGGCAATGGTGGTTGTTAATAGCCATTTCCATCAACACTACCATAAATTTAATAGTGTTCTTCAAAGGTAGGAAGTTACACATCAGAGAGTTATTACATCTAAAACCAAAAGGGAGAAGTAAATGAGAGACATGATATTGCAGGCAATAAAGACTAAACTACTAGGAGAAATGAATGGTCACATAGCTAATATAGAAGTTATGATGACTAATCCTGTAGGTGTGGGAGACCATCCTACTATTGTAGATACTATAGTAAAAGAGTTATCTGCATTAGATAGTGCTAATGGCAAACTAAATGTGTTGGTAAAATATCTAGAAAGACCTAAACAAGAAGAACCAAAAGAAATAAAAGATAAATAGGAGATACAATGGACTTAACAGATAGCTTAAGAACACCTGCTACGTTTGAAGATGGTGAACTGTGGTATGTAAGACCATCAGGTAGGCGAGAAAGATTGTCTTCTTATGTACGTAAGAATACAACTCGAATGTTTGTCAATGGCAAGTACATACCTAAATCCAACCCTTTACATAAGCCGGGCAGATACAAATCTCTTGATGATGCATGGTCGCATCAAAAGATAGAACAAACAAAAGAAGGAGAAATATATGCTATAACAAACACAGCTTGGATTAATTGGTACAAGATTGGTAAGGCAGTCAATGCTGAAGACAGATTAAATGCTTATCAAACAGGTTCACCTTTTAGAAATTATGAATTAGTTATGGCATACAAAGTTAACAATCGTCATGTAGCTGAGAGAAGTATACACAAGCTACTAGTCAAGAAAAAATACAACAAGAAAGGTGAATGGTTTTACGTTGAAGACTTAGAAGAATTAAACACAATATTTGATAAAGAGGAGAAGAAGTATGAGGAATAGAAAACCTCAACATATTATTAAACATATGTTTGATAGAGGTTATGCAACTTTTGACAGCAGACCTTATACACGTAAGGTAGGTAATGCACGTGTTATTATTGCAGGACCATCTAAGAAATCAAATGAGTTAGAAAGAAAAGAATGGCAACGTGGTTATAACACTGCGTATTTTAATCAATTAGAAAAGGTGAAAAGGGATGAGAATAGAAGAAGAAGCGAGGAAGTACATGCAGGATAAGTTATTTATAGACGAACTTATAACCCCTGATAAATATGAAAACTTGGCAGGACAGACTGCTATCTTTCCTAAAGAAAAGGCACTAGAGTACTTAGCATTAGGTATGACAAGTGAAGCAGGGGAAGTTGCAGGTAAAGTAAAGAAACTTATACGTGATGGCGAGGATAAGGAAGGCTTTGAAATGAAAAAACTTGCCATAGCATCAGAGATAGGTGATGTGATTTGGTACTGTGCCATGATGGCTAAAGAGGTAGGTGTTCCATTGAATGATATTATGAAAGAAAACTTGAAGAAGTTACATGGTAGAAAAGAACGTGGAACACTTCAAGGTTCAGGAGATGACCGTTAGTTACGTGCCATTAATCCACCTCTATTGAATGTTTTAATTTTATTATATACTTTATGTGGATTACCTCTTACTGATATTTCACCAATAGGTTCTCCCAATTCTATTTGACCTATAACAGTTGGTCTTAGTTTGGGTTCTGTTTTCTGATTAGGGTATTTTTTTAGATTAACACCTTTGGTAAAATCCGTTTCTATTGTGTAAAAATGTTTACCTTTATGTGTAACAGATACTAATGTTTCCACATTATCCATTCCTGATGGAGTATCTGTCCACTTCCAACCTGCTTTCTTTTTAAATAAATTAGTCTTTATTTGAGAGTTCCCCTTACCTACAGTTCCAACACTATCTACGTTATCACTTGAAACATTAAATGAAGGTTTACCATCAGGGTTAATTTTTATGTTAGCTGAAGATACATTTCTATCTGTTAATACATCTCCTGTTTTAGGATTTAAATAGTCACCACCTTTAGGTGCTTCACCTTTTGGAAACATTCTTTCAGGCTTTGGAAACACAGAAATCATTTGGTCTGCTTTAGTCATTTGTCTAACAGGAGACGGCTCACGTTTAGCAGTCATAGCCATTACAGCATTGCCTACATTACCTTGTTCATCTGTACCGTACAGTTTAGCTCTAGCTACCTTTAACTTTTTAGCTAAGTTTACTGCACCGTCAATACTCATATTATCAACATTTATATTTTTCATAGCTTTAGAGGATAGTCCTAGAGATGATAATATTTCTCTTGCTGTTTCTTTTTGTGCAATAGCATTTTTAGCTATCTTAGGTGCTTTAGCAACAACTCCACCAACACCACCAAACTCACCTGCACTAAACCCTGATTTAGCATCTTCTTTTAATACAGGATTATCTGTTAAAGAATCTAGTAATGTATTAAAATTTTCTTTGTAATATTCTGAACCCATATTTTCTTTAGACACTTCAGTAAATCCCTTACTAAAAGCATCCATTCTTTCACCGTCATCTGCAAATATAGCATCTTTTATACCTACTCCTGCAGCAACAACATCTGTTGGTAGTCCTAATGTAGCACTAACAGCACCCGAAGCCATACCTGCTACCGTTGTTCCTATACCTTCTAACGCTTCACCTACGCTTTTATATTTAGGAGATGTCTGATTGTCTATTCTGTCATCTATTTCAGAAATTTGTTTTAAAGTTTCGTTATCTAGTTCCACTTATAATTCCTTTCCTTACTTTAGGTATTGCTTTTATTGCTAAATTTAATATACTTATTTCTTTATCTCTTATTCTAACCATTCTATCTTTATCTGCGTTAACACTAGTAAAATCATTAAAAGAATATTTAGGTAATTCCCTTTTTAATAATTCATTGACGGCTTCTTTGGTTCTTTGATTTAGAGATTGCCACTTTTGAGAGTCAATAGTAGTGTACTTAGCACCTGCCTTTGAACCCTCCACAGTTTTTATTTCTCCTAGTGCTTTTTTTCTAGCTCTACCTATAATTTTCATTGAATCAACATAAATAGCTTCTCTTTTTTCTTTATAAGACATTTGTTTATATTGGTCTTTTCTTATTACCCTAGCCATAACCTCATTTAAATTAGTATCACTTCCTTCTTCACTTAAATAAAAACGTGTTAATCTATCCACTTTTTCGTTAGGATGCCTTTTATATATTTGAAAGTTTTGCATATTTAAACGACCTAACTCTTGCTGATATGCATTTTTAGCAGGTCTAGTAGTTTCTGTGGTTATCTGACTAACAAGAGGGTCTTGTGCTATTATAGGTCCTGTTTGAAATGCAGAACGTGCCGGTTTATCGTACTCTAAATTCAACTTACTAGCTAAAGATGGTATACTAGCAAAACCTTCTTTACCTATAAAAGGAGTATCTTCACCAAAGTCAATTAAGTTAGATGTTCCTCTAGCATCAATGATGTCAAATAGATTAGTTTCTCCTGTCCTACTTTCAGGTATATATGAAGATTTAATATCAAACTGAGCATACAAATCTCTAAATGGAGCAACTGGTATAGTGACTGTCTTAACTAAATTACCAACAACTTCTCCTACAATTCTGTCTTTGACTTCACCACCTTCACCTTCTGTGTTACTCAAATCTGTAAGAAGTTTATCTAATGTATATAAGCCTAAACCTGTTCTAAATGTAGAACCTGCTACTGCTTGTAATACATCTTTAGCATACCTTCCCCAACTCTTAGTAGGTAATTGGTCTCTCTTGTATCTATAAATTAAATCAGCATATAACATAAACATAGAGAAAGGACCATATAAAGCTCTACCATCTACTAATTTGCCTTCATTATTTTTATACTCATACCAATGGTTTGTGTCACCTTGTCTAGCTCTCCATGCATATGCTACTGTTGTTAAAGCGGCACCAGTAAACTGTTTTGCTAACCTGTCTTTAAAATCATATCTAACTTTTTTAGCTTTAATAGGACTTAGTGGATTAGGTATTTTTTCTAATGGTATCATGCCTATAACAGGTGCGTGTTGATATATAAACTTTAATTGCGATGCCACAAATTTAGGAAAGGGTATAACACTAGAAAGAACAAAGGGAAGTTTTCTAACTGCTGTTATTAATCCTCTAGCTGCATCAGAACCAAGTTTACCATACTCCTTAAATTGAGTTTGATAAGCAAAATCATAAGCATCTTTAGTTGCCTTTGTGAACATATCATCTGTTGCTATCTTAGAAAATTCACCTGATTCATAAGCTGTAAATATTGTATGATTCTTTTGTTTATTAACTTGTTTTGTGACAGCATTTACTGTCTTTGTGTAGTCAGGTGATGTTCTATAATCAGGTCCTAGTATTTGTGCAACTCTCTGTTGTATAATTGTTTTCTTAGCATCGGCAGATATAGGAATGTTTGCATCTTTTATGCTTCGTTTTAAAGATGCACCTAATACTGCACGTTTAAATATATTATCAGATGCTGTATTTAAAAAGTTTAACTTTCTACCTATGGTAGTTAGTATACCATCTCCACCTGCCCTAGCTTCAATGTCAGCATTTTTAAAAAACAATCTACGAGATTCATTTGGAAAAGATTCTGAGAATACTTTTTTTATTAAGTCACCTTCATATGGATTAAACATAAATTTGGCTACATCGTAAGTTCCATCAAAAGGATTAATTCTGTAATTACCTTTTAAGCCGTATCTAAGCTGACCTGTATTATATAGCACATTATCCATAGCACGAGTCATAGCATCTGTCATTATTCTAAAGCCACCATTGGCTGTATTTCTACCTGCTGTTTTAGGTTGAACAGTCATAAGAGATATTCTAGCTTGGTCTATGTCTTGAAACAATCGCCATCCTAATAACAATGGATTTTCTTTTAATGTTTCTGCTGTTTCTTTAGCAGATACTTTAGATACACCTGCTTTATCTAAACCATCAACTTGGTCTAATAAATCTTTAACAGCCTGTTTGTCTTTTTTACTAGCTTTACCACCAAATGTTCTACTAACTAAACTTTGTTCTGCTAGTATCCGACCTGCTTCTGATACGTCAGCTTTATATATTAGAGAGAATTGGTCTAAAGTTATATTGTGCTCATCTAATACTTTAGTTATATTATCTATAGGAACATCTCCTCTAACAATAGCTCTGTATATAGCTGCTGTTATTCTTTCTCCCGGCTTTTGATTAACTACATCTTTACCAACACGCAATACTGCCGCAGTAATATTATTTCTAACTTCTTCTGACAAGGTAGATGTCATAGTTTCAGAAGTAGATTTATCCTTTTTTAATTGTACACCTTCTGCTACTTTTTTAGGGTCAAGGGGTGCTTTATCAACATCACCTTTTTTTGTCTTAGTTACTTCTACTAAATTTTCATCTATCTTACTTATAGTATCTTTATCTGCACTCTTTAAAACCTCATCTGTTTTAGCTTTAGCTTTTGCTTCACGGAGTTTTATAGCCGATGATGCTCTTTCTTCTAACTTCAATGTTTTTAACTCTGAAGGTAATGTAGCAGCTCTAGTAATACCTGTAAGTAAAAATCCACCTGTAGCTGCAAGTGCTGTTTCAGTTAAAGGTCTTTCAATCTCAAAACCCTTCTCTCCTTTTATGCCTGAAGCAACTCTAGTGCTTTCTTTTACAACACCTTGACCTAAACCAACCCCACCTTCAATTAAAGCACCCTTAACACCTGCTTTCATAACCTCGCCTAGTATTTTTTTAATGCCTAATTTACTAGCTTGTACACCTCCTTGTGCAGCAATCTTACTAAATCCACCTGTAAAAACACTAGCAATAGTAGAAGGTGCAGTTGCAAGACCTTGTGCATAATCTCCTAGTTTCCTTACACCTGTATCCACATCCTCAAAGAAACTCTCTCCTTCAGACCTTTCATATAAATCTAATAATCTACCATATCTAGCTTTTTGTTCAGTTGTGCCTGTCATTACATGACGTAAGTCTTTTACTGCTGTAACCTCATTAACGTCAGATATACGAAAATGTTCCATGTAATTTTCATATATCTTTTCAGGAGTATCTAATTCATCATCATTAAAACCTGCTCGTTCCTCTAACAGAGTAGCAGCATCCTCAAGAAAAGAAAGGTCTTTTGTCAAGACCTCTTTATTCATATCATTGCTATCATAAAAATTATAATCTTTATACATTATTGAAGACCACTTTCTTTTATAACTTTTCTTACTTCAGCTTGTGCTATACTACGAGCATCTGACAAATCTTTACCATCGTCAAGTAGTTCTTGAGTTCTACGTTTAATATAATTTTGTTTTAAATCAGGAGGAAACTTTGTAGAACCTTTTTCTAGTTCGCTTGTAATAGCTTGTAACAAAGTAGGAACTTTAACTTCTTCATTTTCTTCTTTTATCTTTATTTTTGGTTTTTCAGAAAGGTCTCCAACTTTATTGCTGTCACTAGTTTTATCCCCACCCTTTTTAAGTTTAAGATTTGACGTATCAACTGCATTTAACTTACCTTGAGGAAAAAGTAAATAATCATAAGCCACTGTATCATCCATTGAAAAATCTTGAAATACAATTTTATCATATTGCATTGTTAATTCAGATGCCTTTTGCAATATCTGATTTGTTTTCTCTCCTTTTTCCTCGTCTGTTTCTATATCAAAACCACCTGTACTTGAATTATATTTAAAATCTAACTTAATTCCAGCTTGGTCAGCTAAAACAGACGCAGCACTTCTATTGAAAGCAGCACTTGACATTTTAGTTCTAGTATCTAAAGCTCTTTGAGCACTAGCAGTAAAACCACCACCTATTTTAGAAATGTCATCATCTACTTCTATAGTTCTTTTAGGTGTAACTAAATCAGTTTTAGCCTTTATGGTTTCTCCTACAGGTCTACGTAAACCTAACGCAGCCAAAGTATCTACACCACCACCTGTAAATTTCATGCCTGATAAATCTGTGTCTACAATATCTCTAGTTAAATAATTAAGTAAGGAAGATTTATCTACATTAACGTCTGTATCACCTGTAACACTAACAAAACTATTTAGTTTGTCTTTTGTAATCCCGGGTTTCTTTGATATTTTAATTACATCATCATATAAATCTTGCTCTAATACAACTTTTATAGACGAATTGTTTAGTCCTTTATTTCTTAAAACATTATACTTATCACCTAAGTCTGACATTCTAGTCTGTCTTCTTTTTCTTGTAGCCAATCTATCTGCCATTATAACTTGTGATGCATCTTTTATAAGAGCATCTATACTAGATTGCTGACGAGCTATTTCTTTAGATGCACCTTCGGCTACACCACCTAAAAAACTCATAGTATTACTACCAAATAAACCCAATATTATCTCCTAGCCATTAATCCCATTTGAGGTTCTTCCTCTTCTGTAGCAGTTTCTTGCATATCCATAGGTAATTCATCTTCATCATCGTCAACTAAATCACTTAGTTTACCTATTGTAACGTCAATATCACTTGTATTACTACCTATTTTGACAGAATCATCGGCATCTAATCCTGTATTATACTCTATATCAGCACTATCTGCAACTAATTTTATGGTCTCCATAATAACAGGTAATACCAACATTCCTACATCTATGCTATGCAAACCTTGCATAACACTAGATAGCTGTATTGTATTAGCTAATGTTGTTATAGGAACACCCATTTCTAAAACATTTACTAATGTCTCTGTAAACTGTTTATCTTGCATCCTAGTAATATAATACTTAGAAGCATCCTCAACCGTTGTGTACTTTGCAGGTTGTTGCCACGGTCTAGCACCTAACTCGTGTGTCATTGACATTCCCGGAATAGGAGCATCTATCAATGGTTCATTTCTATTAGGCATCTTTTAATTCCTTAATGTTTTGTTGCTCTGCTCTGAGTGATTCTACTATGTCTGCTATAGTTTCTATAGGTTGTTTTGAACCACTGTCTTGAGTATCAACACCCATAGAGTTTCTTTTTAGTAACCCACTATTTCTAGTAGTAGGTTTTTTTGTATTCTTTCTTTGTTGTATAAAAGCATCAACTTCTTGTGAAATACTAAATGCTGGATTAAGCATATTAACCTCCGAAAACAACTTTAGCAGGATTTAATGTACCTATATAAGCCGCACCTAGTTGTCCTACTAAACTACCAATAGCACTTGCTCCTGAAGCACTGTTAGCCATTTTTTGTGCTTCTGTTCTAGCATCAGCACTGATGTTAGCTACTGCAAGTTCTTTAATTCTGTCCTGTTCATTCTCTGCACTTTTCCATGCCCACTCCATAGTGTCAGCATAAAAGGTCCATAAGTTATCGTATTGTTGTGTAGATATGTCTAATACTGCTTTAGCATTTAATTCGTTAGCACGATTAATACTTGCAGTATCGGCTGTAGCAATCTCTCTTCTCCACACAGCATTGTTCTGTGCAATAGCTAATTGATTCTGTGCATTGAATTGGTCACGTTGATTAGCTACCTCTGCATTAAATCTTGACAATGTATTTAACTCACCTGCATTAAACTGATTCTGTGCATTAGTCTGTGTAGAGTTAAACTGAGATACTTGATTAGCTAAATTAGCCATGAATTGATTTGTCTGATTATCTGATGTAGCATTGAACTGTCTAGCAGCATTTGTGGCAGCTTGGTCTGTTAACAACGATTGATTGATTGCCTGTGCATTAAATAGAGAAGTCTGCTGTTCATTACTTAGATTAGCCATATCTAACTGCAAGAAGTTGTTAGCATTTTGTACTGCTGCCTGTTGTCTCGCATTTAAGTTAGCACTATCCATTTGTGCAAGTGCTGATGCTTCAGCCATGACTACACCTTGTCTGTTAGATAAATTGTTTAGATTAACTGTATTAGCTGTTCTACTATTCTCTAATGCTATAGCTTGTTCAGCAGTAAAGTTTCTATTAGCTATATCAGCTATCTTAGCAGAGTTCTGTACTCTTGCCTGAAAGTCTTGGTCAAACTCTAAGCCTAAGAATGTAGCACGTTGTTGTGCAGCTAACATAGCTCTCTGCTGCCTATTAGATAAGTTCTGTAATTCAAATGTTCTTACTGTCTGTGCATCTGCATTAGCTATAGGTAGTGCAGACTCTAATGCTGCCTGAACCATTGCCTGTCCTGCCATACTAGATGCACCTATACCTCTTTGTTGCATCATAGCCTGAACACCTCTAAGTGCTCCTGCTGCCCATGCAGGTGGATTGGTTGCATCAAAGTTAGCAGTTAGAGTAGCAAGTTGTCCTGCTACAGTTGCCTGTTCACTAGGAGTAGATGTGGCAGCTTCAACCTGCTCAGTAAATGCCTTAGCTTTCTCTGCATCAGCTACACCATCAATTAATTCACCTGTCTGTATCTGTCTAGTAGTAGGATTGTTTAGTGTAATTGCACTACCTTGTGCGGCAGTTACATTGGCTACACTTGTAGCTGTCTGTTGAGCTGCTACAACCTGTGCTTTAGTATCTGATGCATCTGTCTGAGCTGCTGTATTAGCCTGTAATGCATTTTGTACGTCATCACTAGCTTGGTCAGCAGTCATAGCAGTTGAAGTAACAGTTGTTGGAGCACTTGCCTGTGCTGTCTCTGCACCATATGTAGGTGCTACAGGTGTGCTTGTTAGTTGTCCTGTAGTAGGAGTAATTATTTGCTCTTGCATTACAGGTGTTAGTTCAGGTTGTGTTACAGCACCTACAGGTATTGCACCTGTCTGTGCGAGTGTAGCACTTGCATCTGTTATAGTCTTTGGGTCAGTAGCTGTGCCGTAGGCAGGTACTTGTCCTTCTGCTTCACCTAATGTGGGTACGTATGCTTGTTGTATAGGTGTTGTGGAAGGGGTAGACTGTGTTGGAGCACCACCTGTTTGCAGTTTAACTACACCACCCTTAGCCATCTCTTGTGCTTTACTTCTGTACACAATCATCTCACGTTCTTTGTCAGGGTTCTGCTTCAAGTAGTCATCAAACTTTTCCATACTACCTGCATAACCCATACGTGTGGCTATCTTCTGTAATCCTTGTGGCTTAAAGCCTTTAAACATTGCCATGTATTCTTATCCTACTTCATTACTATTGCGACTATTAAAGCTACTACACCTAATGTACCTGCCATAGACATAGCTTCTATTCGCCACATTCTTTTGTCTAATGCACTTAGTTGGTCATTGACCATCTTATATCTGATAGCACATTCTTTCTCGTGGGCATCTAATTCTAGTTGTACTTTTAGTTCAGGTTGTATACTCATTTTCATACCTAGTCTGCTTCAGCTATTGTGTTGCCTTCAGCTACCCATTCAAGGATTGCTTGGTAGTGTCTGTTAGCAGGGTCTATTGGTACAGACATTGTTATTCCGTCAATGGTTGCAACTATGGTCGTGTTGATGCCGTCATCAGCAGTATACTTTGCCACTTGTATGTTCATTGTTTCTATCATTACAACTCCCCATCTGCGGTAAATCGCCCTTGAACTGGCGACCTTGTATCAATCCAACTACCAGAAGATTTGATACAACGTCTTACCCCGTTTTCAGTAATATCAGATGCTGTGCAACTTGCATCAGCTAATGCACCAGATTGACCTGCACCGTCTGGAAAAGAAACAGTAGGGGATACCCTCATAGCCTGCTTAAACGAGCCAGTGCCTATTGAGACATTTAAGGCTGTAGGAACTGACTGACCCACAAAGGAGTTGCCCGTCCCACTGGAATAAAAATACCTCTGACACAAAGCTAGTTCTTCCCCAAATGACCTATGCTCAAATGGTGTGGCTTGTTCGCCTACTTCTAGTTGGACTCCAGTAATTTGCCAAGTAGCTGAAGCATTACCCATAAATCTAACTGAACCACTAGCAAAAGCATCTCCTGTTGCAGTCCACTGATTTAATGAACTTGTTCCTCCAGTATCGTCAAGTCTAAATATTAAATTTAAACCAACACTTGTATCTGTTGTCCATGTACCTGTTGTATCACCAACAAAAGTAATAGTTTTTCTTTCCCAAGTATTAGCAGAATTAATAGTATAAGTAGAAACATTAGACCTATTACTAG